TTTTTTTTTTTTTTTTGTTTGTGGTTATAATCGCACAAACTTTTGAGAAACTAAATTTCTCAGGTTCATAAATCATCACATTTCGGATCGATCCGATAACATGACAATGAATGACCTAGACAGCCACAAAACGCACAGTCCCAGAAGCAGTAGGTCCTCCAGAAGTGTACGTCAATGTATAGGGCAGCGTGAATGCATCAGATCCATTGGAACTAATATAGAAACTCTGAGAAACACTTCCATCAAAGTTCGAACCAGAAACCAACTCAGTGATAGCCATCTTGGGAACAAGACCAGCACCATACACCGAAACACCATTCTTCTTGAGGTCGAACAGCACGTCAGCATTACTGGCGCCATTGGCAATCACAGTGAGGGTAGCATCCACCAAGAAGTTCCCAGCAGGAAGAACGAACGAGCCAGCAGTGTTAACCGCAGCCAATCCATTCGTCACAGCCGTAGCAACCAAGAGGTTTGCAGCAACCGTAGTCGCAGCAGGCGTCTCAGCAGCAGAACTCTTGAACTGCCCAACAGTCACGTTGGGAATCAAGCCTCCTTGAGCAGGATTCAGCAGCGTCGGCTTGGTACAGACAAACGAGTAGCGCACATGGAGTTCACCAACCACGTTACCATTCGTCTGACCATAAGTGCAGACCCACAAATTCCCACCATCAAAGGTCTTAATATCCTCGTCCACTGGTATAGGACCAGTGCGGATATACTTGGCATCAGATCGATTTACCGATGCACTATCCGTGGCCAACATCATACTTTCGTATGGCATGTCGTCCACTCTGTGCATGATTTCGACCTGCTGCTTCGTAGTCGGAGCAGGATTGCCAGCATTGTAATCCATAGCCAGAATCACTTTGCCGGTTTGACCTTGCGTCGCGAAGCCGGAGACCTCGGGCTTGTAGTAGAACTCGCACTTCGTTTGTTTCCATTCGGAGTACAGAGCAGCCTTCAACGAGCCCTTGGGAAATGTGCCGGCAATGCCCGGATTCAGCGAATACTTGGTGGCAGTGAAAGCAGCGCTTCCATTGACCTCTCCAATGTACTCGTCGAAAGTCACAATCTCCCGGAGGAAACTCTGGCGATCACGATTCGCAGCCCCACGAGGAAGCAACGGACCAGCCGCCTTGGACACCATAGGGACCCGACGTGGCCTCTGAGTGAAGTTTTGAGCTCCACCCATCACGTTGGATCTAGGCATCCGTGCCAATGGAACAAGCGCCCCCGTCGCCTTAGCGTGAAGCATCTTGTCCCGATTGGACTGTGCAACCCTTTGAGCAGGGGTTGGAACTGCCGCACCTTTCTTTTGTTTGTTAGCCATTTGCAGAATTGGCAATGACACTTGGGCATTACTTATGAGGTTTTGGAACTTACGTACAGCCTCATAAATTTCCATTGTATCACCGTGAAATTGGAAAAAATAAACGGGATTACCCAAACCAACTTCATATCTGCAATGTAGAGCCAGAATGTGTTCCTCTGTGATACGCGCACGAAGCATATCACGAATACTATCAGTCAACGTTATCGACTTCAAATACTCGTCCAGAATGTAATTCACCTCGATCCAATCGAAGTAAAAAGGCCATAAACACACTCTCAAACCTAAAAGATGCACAACACAAGACTCCTCCAAAGTGAATGTATCGTTACGCTTGACATAATTGACACTAGAGACCAACTTGAGACGGTTTCCCGCTGCAACCAAGAGATCCCCTCTTCCATCAACATGCCGCCAACGAAGCGACGACGAGAGAAATGTTACATCCTCAGGTCCACCAGGTTCAGCCGTAGCATACTCCAAAACCGTCCCGTATTGAGCGAGATAGGCACTGAGTTCCTTGATCCCAAGCCCAGGATAATCGCAAGCGAAGAGCAAGTCGTCGCCATTAATCTTAAGCCTAACTTGGTTATCAAAGTCAATGTCCGGTTTCAAAGCATGACATGCTTCCCAGATCTGAGCCCACATCATCAGGAACGTATCCCAAATAGTGTTCTCCCATCCACTCTTATTATGAAAGAGCCGATAAATAACGCCACCCGTAATAGAATGTCCAGCATACACACTGTCGTATATATTATGAACAGCTTCCCGATAGTGGAACGGCAAGAACCGCGCGCGAACATTTCTGATCACACGAGCCACACCAAGATTGAAACGAGC